ATCACAGTTGGCATGAGCGTAAAACTAGAGTTTGACGCAACTTCCAATGTGCTTTTAGTGCATTTACCAGCAGATAGCACAGGTGATGAGTATTACGATTTATTTACAGGTATTCCTAATAATGCAGGTAGTGGTGTTACGGGAGACATTGATTTAACTACGGTTGGTCATAGTAGCGGTGACGCTTACATGATAATTTTAGTTTTAAATAAAAACTATTAATGGCAAAAACCAAGAAGCGAGCAAAAGCAATTGCTCGCACTACTGGTAAAGGTGGTAATTACCGCGCTACCAAGAGTGGCGCGGGAATGACCAAAAAAGGTGTTGCTGCGTATCGTAGAAAAAACCCTGGATCTAAACTAAAAACTGCTGTAACAGGCAAAGTGAAAAAAGGCAGCAAAGCTGCTAAAAGACGTAAGTCTTATTGTGCAAGATCTTTAGGGCAGTTAAAACGAAGTTCAGCTAAAACAAGAAACAATCCTAATTCAAGAATTAGGCAAGCAAGAAGAAGATGGAAGTGTTAAATGGCTAAAAAATCAAAAACACCAAGCAATGTAACCAATCCTAGTTTGTACAGCAGAGTTAAATCCGAGGCCAAACGTAAATTTGATGTTTACCCTAGCGCTTATGCAAATGCTTGGTTAGTAAAAACATACAAAAAACGTGGTGGTGGTTATAGTGGTGCAAAAAAAGCAACAGGAGGCGAAATGAAAAGTTTAAAACCAATTCCAGCAAGCAATAAAGGCTTACCAAATCTACCGAAAAAAGTCCGTAACAAAATGGGTTACATGTCAAATGGTGGATCTGTTATGGTGCAAGGTAGAGGTTGTGGAGCTATGATGGACTCTAAGCGTAAAAAAACTAAAGTACCAATGTAATGAGCTTAACTAAGTGGTTTAAAGAAGATTGGGTAGATATTGGCTCACCAAAAAAAGGTGGTGGCTATAAAAAATGTGGTAGATCTAAGGCTAAAGGATCTAAACGTAAGTACCCAAAATGTGTACCAGCCTCTAAAGCAGCAGGTATGAGTGAATCACAAGTTAAATCAGCAGTAAGAAGAAAAAGAGCAAAACCACAAGGAGTTGGTGGAAAACCAACTAATGTTAAAACTTTTGCAAAAAATGGTGGTATGATAAGATTAAATAAACCTAATATGGGTTTATATGGAAGGAGCTAAAAATGAAAAAATCAAAGTACAGAGCTAAAGGCGGTGCCATGAAAGGTACTAAGTACAAATCTATGGGTGGTAGATTAGGAAGACCTTTGCCAAAACCAGTGCCAGGCGGCCCTGGTCCCCAACCAGGACAACTACCTCCTGGTAGTAGAATAGGTAGACCAGTACCACCAAAAGTGCCAATTGGACCTAAAGTACCTATGAAAATGGATGCTAGTGGTGCAAGAGGTATGAGTAAAGGTGGAGCGGCTTATAAAGCAGAAATGAAAGCTAATAAAGGTATGGATAATATGCCTGCATCTGTTAGAAAAGCATTATAGGTAAAAAAAGTTTTTTATAATTTTGTTTATAAAAATGTGTAGTGGCGTATTTAATATCAAATATACCTCAGTTTAAGTGCTGGGTTAGAAAAGAGTTTACAACGAACCATCAACATGGTCATGGCGAGTATTTACATGCTTTGGCTTTTGCAGTTAATACAATTCCAGATAGATCTTTATCCTTTCAAGTAGTTTTTACTGGTTGCGAAACTGACTTTGAAGACTATCCAGACGAAAACGTGCATGGAGGTGCTATGTGGGCACGGATGCCCATACAGGCTTTAATAGCAGATGTGCCTTTATCAGATTGGCCGCAACCTATGGAAAATCATTTAGCTCAACCTTGGGACTGCTTAAGCCACCATCATAGTGTTGTTACCTTAGATCGTGTCAGCTCTAGTCCTTGGTATTGCAAAATTGATGGCGAGTTTTATCTAGGTAAATACATGTTTACCGTTGATTATACAGAGCACTCCATAGCTGATGATCCAGCTCAACACAAACAATCACATGTGCTATACTTGACAGACGCTGGTGAATATACAGGAAATTTTGTAGCTTTACCGAACAATCGCGTTAGAGCAACAAATCCTGCCTTATGGAGAACAGGAGAAGGGCCTCCAGATTTTTCTCCTTCACAGTGGGTTCATTCAGCAGAGGCCCATGAGAGCTATACAGATCCATTTATTACATTTGACAATCTGTACGCCTCAGAGGAAGATAAAGAGTAATTATGGCATTATCTGGAAGTAAAAATTTTGAATTAGACGTAGCTGAGTACGTTGAAGAAGCATTTGAAAGATGTGGTGTAGAGCTACGAACAGGCTATGATTTAAAAACAGCTCGTAGAAGTCTTAACTTAATGTTAGCTGAATGGGCTAACAGAGGCTTAAATCAATGGACTATTACAGAAAAAACCGTTGCTATGGTTAAAGATACAAGCACATACAATATTGATAGTACCAACGCTACTGCACCTATAGATGTTTTAGATGTTTTTATTCGTGAAACAATAAACTCAGAAAATACAGATTTACCAATGACTAGGTTAAGTAGAGCAGAATATTCACACATAACAAACAAATCCTCTACAGGAAAACCAAATCAGTTTTTTGTAAATAAGCAAACCACGCCTACCATATCTGTTTGGCCAGCACCAGACAAGTCAAGCACTTATACAATTTATATGAATGTCTTGACAAGGATGGATGATGCTGATGCTGGTGCTAACACTTTAGATCTTCCATTTAGATTTTACCCGTGTCTGGCTGCTGGTCTTGCTTACTACATTTCATTAAAAAAAGCGCCAGAACGCACTAGCATGCTAAAAGCAGTGTACGAAGAAGAGTTTGAAAGGGCTATGTCACAAGATGAAGATAGAGGTTCTTTTAAAGTATCACCAGATTTGAGGAGTTACAATAACGCATAATGGCTTTTGCATCAGGAAAACACGCTTACGGAATCTGTGATATAACAGGTTTTCGCTATAAGTTAAAAGAAATGAAAAAAACATGGGATGGGCTTTTGGTTGGGCCAGATCAATGGAGTCCAAAACATCCACAATTAATGCCTAGACCTGCGCCTGTGGATCCGCAAGCTATAAAAAACGCTAGACCTGAAAAACAGGACGACAACAATAGTTTTGTGGTTTACACTAATGTGGGTGCTGGCAAATTAGGTAAACTATTAGATACTTTTTCTGTTAGTGCAGAAGTTGGAGAGGTAACGGTAACAACATGAGCTTTACTTATGCTACACTTAAAACTGCGGTCCAAGACTATTTAGAAGTTTCTGAATCAACTTTTACTACACAATTATCTACATTCATCAAAGAAGCTGAGGATCGCATCTTTTCTTTTGTCCAACTTCCAGAACAAAGAAAAAATGTTCAAGGCACACTTACCTCAAGTAATCGTTTTTTAGCAACACCAACAGATTTTTATGCACCTATGAGTTTAGCTATTATAGATAGCAATACATACGAGTATTTAGATTTTAAACATCCATCCTTTATAAAAGAGTATTCACCAGGTACAACTACAGGAAAGCCTAAGTATTATTCTTTATTTGATGAAAACGCATTTGAAATTTCTCCTTTGCCTGATTCAAATTACACGGTAGAATTACATTATTTAAACAAACCAGCTTCTTTAACAAGCGGTAGTGACAGTGGCACAACATTTTTGTCTACGGATTATCCAGACGCATTGTTGTATGGCACCTTAGTAGAGGGTGCAATTTTCTTGAAAGAGCCTGCTGATGTCGTTGCCCAGTTAGAAGCACGATTCAAGGAGGCAGTAGCAAGAATGAAAAATGTTTCAGAAGGTCGTGGCACTCGCGACGAATACAGATACGATTCAGTACGCACTGGCGTAAGCTAGTGGAGCGCATAGAATCTTTAGAAGGCAAGAAAGTTGCCATCGTTGGTCTTGGCATATCACAAGTAGATTTTGCTATAGGATTACAAAATGGTCGAACTTGGGATGAAGTTTGGTGCATAAACTCAGCAGCAGCAACATACCCATGTGACAGAATATTTATGTTAGATCCTGCAAGTCGTTTTTTCGATACCCAAGATGCAGGCAAACAAACTTCGGTTATGTGCCGTGTGCTAAGTGAAACTGAAACGCCAGTTTACACTTGTGAATTAGATTCTAGGGTAAAAAATCCTGTTATGTACCCTGTAGAAGAAGTTTGTAATGATACAAAATGTGCATATCTTAATAATACAGTTGCTTATGCTATTGCTTTTGCTTTGTGGAACAAAGTAGACCGTTTAGATTTGTTTGGCATAGACTTTTCTTACAAAGAAAACATGCACTTTGCTGAGGCAGGAAGAGCTTGTGTAGAGTTTTGGATAAGTAAATGTATGAGCGCAGATATACTTATAGGAATTAGCGGAAGATCTACTGTGCTTGATTCAAACGTTCCAGCTACAGAAAAACTTTATGGTTTCCATAGATTAAAAAAACCTTTAGTTGCAGTACCACATGAAGGCAAATTTTTTATTGGTCCATACGATGAAATTAATAACCAGCTAGAACAGCTAGGTTTAAAAATAAATGAGGATGTAGTTCCACCAGAACCATATAAAGGATGAGTGTAGAAGGAGATTTTTTATTAGGTAAGGTAAATGTGCATGCTACGCAGAATAAAGGACATGATCCTGAATTTTGGGCAGAGCAAGCTACTAAAAAAATATGCGGTATTTCAGACAATGCTCCTGAACATGTAAAACAACAAGCACTAGCTTTTCAAAAGCAAGTTTATGATGTAATCTTATATACTATAAGAAATGCAATTAAGTCAAAAAAAACGACTTATGCAAATTTATTAGAAAAACAGGGCCACCGTGACATGGCTGAAATAATTAAGGAGCTATAATGGCAATAACATCAGCAATATGTACAAGTTTCAAACAAGAGCTTTTAGTTGGAACACATAACTTTACTGCAACTAGCGGTAATTCTTTTAAGTTAGCCTTGTACACTTCATCTGCTACATTGGGTGCTGGCACAACAGCTTATGTCACTACAGGGCAGGCTACAGGCACCAACTATACAGCTGGTGGCAGTGCATTAACTAGCGTAACACCAACAACATCAAGTACCACAGCAGTCTGTGATTTTGCAGATTTAACTTTTAGTAATGCAACGGTAACAGCAAGAGGTTGCTTAATTTATAACGACACACAATCAGACAAAGCAGTGTGTGCAATAGATTTTGGCGGCGATAAAACTTCAACCGCTGGAGATTTTACAATAGTATTTCCAAGCGCCACAGCTACAGGAGCCATAATCAGATTGGCTTAACATGGCTGTGTATATGTTAGAATCTAATAATGCCTCTAACAAAATTAAATTTTAAACCTGGAATAAACAAAGAAGAAACTGACTACTCTAATGAAGGTGGTTGGGTAGACGGCGATAAAATTAGATTCCGAAAAGGTCGTGTTGAAAAAATAGGTGGCTGGGAAAAACTTACAAGTTCAAATACGGTAGGCTCTGCTAGAGCTTTACATTCTTGGATCTCATTAGGCGGTAGAAAATATTTAGGTGTTGGAACCACTAATAAATATTACATTGAAGAAGGTGGCACCTACAATGATGTTACACCGATAAGAACAACAACAACTAATGCTGCTACATTTGCAGCTACCAACGGTTCATCAACTATTACAGTTACAGATTCAAGTCACGGTGCTGTAAGTGGTGACTTTGTTACTTTTTCAAGTGCAGTGTCTTTGGGCGGTACTGTAATTGCCGCAGTGTTAAATCAAGAATATCAAATTAGTCTAGTTACAGGCACAAACACTTACGAAATTACAGCTAAAGATACAGACGGAGACACAGTTACAGCAAACTCTAGTGATTCTGGTAATGGTGGTTCTGCTACTGATGCTGCATATCAAATAAATTCAGGTCTTGATGTTTATGTACAATCTACAGGTTGGGGTGTAGGAACTTGGGGTGCTGGATCTTGGGGTGCTGCAACTACATTATCAGATACTAATAATCTTAGATTGTGGACACACGATAACTATGGTGAAAATTTAATACTTAATCCTAGAAACGGTGGCATTTATCGTTGGGAAGAAAACAACGGTTTATCTACTCGTGCCTTAGAGCTATCTGGTGTTTCAGGAGCAAATAAAGTACCAACTAAAGCATTACAAATAATTACCTCAGAAACAGACAGGCACTTGATAGTATTGGGAGCAGATCCTTTGAGCAGTGGCTCCCGTACAGGAACTATAGATCCTATGTTGGTTGCTTTTAGTGACCAAGAAAATGAATTAGAGTTTGAGCCGAAAGCTACAAATACTGCTGGTTCCTTACGTCTATCGTCAGGCTCGACTATTGTTGGAGGCTTAAAAGCCAGACAAGAAATTTTAATTTGGACAGATACATCCTTGTATTCTATGAATTTTATTGGGCCACCATTAACCTTTGCTATCAATTTAATTAATGAAGGTGCTGGTTTAATAGGACCTAAAGCAGCTACTAATTCACCACAAGGTGTGTTTTTTATGTCCAAAAAAGGTTTTTATTATTACAACGGTTCCGTTAGAAAACTACCTTGTTCAGTACAAGATTATGTATTTTCAGATCTTGATGAATCACAAGCATACAAATGTTTTGCAGGTTTAAATGAAGAATTTTCAGAGGTTTGGTTTTTTTATCCGTCAGTTGAAGATAATGAAACTGAAATATCTCGATATGTAATTTACAACTACGAAGAAAACTCTTGGAGTATAGGCAAACTAGAACGTTATAGTTGGTTAGCAGCTGGTGTATTAGATAAACCATTAGCAGCAGGCGAAGCCTCTTCTACTAAATATATCTATGAGCATGAAAAAGGTTTCAATAATGATGAAAGCGCAATGGATGGAGTTTTTATAGAATCAGCTGATATAGATATTGGTGATGGTGAAAACTTTGTTTTTTTGAAAAAAATTCTACCAGATTTGTTGTTTGTTAATGATCCAGGCACAAGCCAAGATCCGTGCATTAATGTTTTAGTAAAAAGAAGAGACTTTTCAAATCAGTCTTTATCTACTGATTCAACCACTCAAATAAAATCTGATAGCACTTATGCGTCTTTACGTTCAAGAGCTAGACAATTTATCTTACGTTTTGAGTCAGATGATGATGCTTCTGAGGTTAATAGAAAAAATTACAAATGGCGGTTAGGTAATACTCGTGTAGAAATACAACCTTCTGGGAGAAGATAATTGAGTAAATTATTGCCTACGCGTTTGCCTAATGCAGATGGTGAATATGTAAGTGCAGATCTTTTTAATCGTTTAGTGCGAATATTAGAAATTAACCTAGGTGCAGCTGATCCAGACCTTATAAAAAGTTACAACTCTACAGAGCTTTCTGAATTGCAATTTGCAACAGGAACGATTATATTTAACTCTACAACGGAAGTTCATCAAGCGTTTGATGGCACAGAGCTAAGAAACCTTTATGAACACCAAACTTATCCTAGCGGTTTAGGTGCTACTATAAGTATAGGGAGTGTAACAGTAACAACGAGTTAAACATGGCTATAAGTGAAAAAATACAAAAAAGAATAAATAGACTTACAGGTGGCGCTTCTTTACCAGCCGCAATGTCAGGCGGTGCTGGAGCTTTAATGGATTTGCAAGCTAACATGACAGCACCTAGATCTTCAAAAGCACTTAATCCCGACAGTGAAAAAATTAGTGACCTTTCAGCTCCTATAGTTGAAAACTTAGCTTCTTCTGATATGGCAAAATTCGTAACGGAGCTTCAAAACCAAATGCCTAGTTTTGGTAGAGGTGGTTATCAAGCACCGCCTTCAACAGGTGTGGCAAGAAGAATGGCAAGAGTTGATGGCATGAAAGAAAGAAAAGGTTTTCCTATAGATATAAGACAAAAGAAAATGGCTAATCAAGAACAAGCAATGGAAAAGTTCCAAGCACTGCAAGACATGAAAGGTCAAATGTCTAGTAAAGACATGCAAATGTTAATGCAACAAATGGAAAAGTTCCAAGCACTGCAAGACATGAAAGGTCAAATGTCTAGTAAAGACATGCAAATGTTAATGCAACAAATGGAAAATGCTCAACTGAAAGCTAATGC